TGAGAAAGAATACGTCCCTGCCACCCAAGCCATCCCAAATATGCAAGGGCAAGCGGCTATCGGTGTCATGGAAAAAGACAGGATTGGCGTGAAGATCATGCCTATCAATCCCAAGAACTTCTTGTTCGATCCCAACGGAACTTCCATTGATGACTGTATGGGCGTGGCTATCGAGAAGTACATCTCGATTCACAAGATTGTCCAAGGCATAGAGAAGGGTATCTATCGCAAGGTTGATATTGGTACTACTGGCGAGGATACAGACCTAGAGCCTACCCAAGAGGTAAGCCAGTATCAGGACGAGAAGGTTCTTCTCCTGACCTACTATGGTTTAGTCCCAAGAGAGTACTTGAACAATCTCAAGGAAAACAAAGACATTGTTGAGTTATTCCCTGAGAACTCTGTGGCTGAAGACTATTCAGACATGGTGGAAGCCATTGTCGTGATTGCCAATGATGGGCAACTTCTCAAAGCAGAAGAAAATCCTTACATGATGAAGGATCGCCCTGTTTTAAGTTATCAGGATGACACAGTACCTAATCGCTTACTTGGCAGAGGCACAGTAGAAAAAGCGTTCAATATGCAAAAGGCTATTGATGCTCAGACCCGCTCACACCTAGATTCCTTGGCACTTACAACTAGCCCCATGATTGCTATGGATGCGACCCGTTTGCCACGGGGGATGAAGTTTGAGGTAAAGCCTGGCAAGGCAATCCTCACCAATGGCGCACCTTCTGAGATTCTCTACCCCTTTAAGTTCGGTCAAAGCGACCCCAACAACTTGGCTACTGCCAAAGACTTTGAGCGTATGTTGTTGCAAGCAACTGGAACATTGGATTCCCAAGGCATGATTAGCAACGTGGCTAGAGATGGTGGTCAAGGCGGTATGTCTATGGCTGTCGCTTCTATCATCAAGAAGTACAAACGCACTTTGGTGAACTTCCAAGAGGATTTCCTGATCCCGTTCATCCAAAAAGCGGCTTTCCGCTATATGCAGTTCGACCCAGAGCGGTATCCCTCAGTTGATATGAACTTCATTCCAACTGCAACCCTTGGAATTATTGCTAGAGAGTACGAACAACAGCAGTTTATTGGGCTTTTGCAGACGCTTGGCCCGAACACCCCTGTGTTGCCTGTGATCTTGAAGGGCATTTTGGCTAATTCAAGTCTGTCTAACAGGATGGAACTGATTGCTATGTTGGAGAAGATGAGTCAACCTGACCCAGAAGCACAACAACTGCAACAAGTGCAACAACAATTGGCTCTGCAAGCGGCTCAAGCACAGATTGCAGTTCAGACTACTCAGGCAGAACAGAATCGTGCAGAGGCTACCAAGTTGTCTGTCGAGGCTCAGTTGATGCCGCAAGAGGTGCAAGCCAAAATGAGTGCATCTTTGACCAAGAATTTGCCAAGTGAGGCGGATGCTAACCAAAGAGAGTTTGATAAAAGGGTTAAGATTGCTGAATTGATGCTCAAAGAAGCAGACATCAAGAATAAGAGCAAAATTGTTGAGTTACAGATGGCGAATAAACAAGAAAACCTTGCAAAAGTCGAGAATGACTTTCTTGAAGAGTTATCTGGGAGCCTAAGAAGATGAGTGACATCATTCCAAACCTAGAAGACATGACGGATGCTGAGAAGAAGGCGGCACTTGACGCTATTCAGTTATCTATTGCCAAGTCAAAAGAGGTTCAAAAGCAACGCATTGGTGAGAACGTCAACCTAGTTATTGATGCCCTAAAGAAAATTGAAGCAGACATTCAATCTCGTTATGACTTAGTGGGAAACACACTAGAGAAGCGAGTTGCCTCCATTAAAGACGGAAAAGACGGAAAAGATGGAAGGGATGGCAAGAATGGAAAAGATGGACGTGATGGAAAGCAAGGCGTTCAAGGAGTTAAAGGCGAGAATGGACGCGATGGGCGTGATGGAATCGATGGTAATGATGGTATTGGTGTCTCCTTTGCTCGTATCGATTTTGATGGTAGCCTTGTCATTGGCTTGTCTAGTGGTGTTGAACTCAATGTTGGTGAAGTTGTTGCTCCTGATCTTGCGGAACGCATCAAAGTCATTACTAATGGTGGCGGCACTTCTCAGTCTGTCCTTGATACTCTAGCCTCCCTACAAACACAGATAACAAACCTGATTCCTAGTCAAACAGGAAATTCAGGTAAGTTCCTAACAACCAATGGAACATCAACTTCTTGGGCTTCTGTCGCTGGTGGACTCAGTTACCAAGGCACTTGGAACGCAACTACCAATACACCTACATTGGCGAGTAGCACAGGCACAAATGGTTACTACTACATCGTTGCAACGGCAGGAAGCACTAACTTAGATGGCATTACCGATTGGCAAATAGGTGATTGGTTACTGTTTAATGGGGCTACTTGGCAAAAGATTGACCAAAGCAACCTAGTTACTTCTGTTAACGGACAAACTGGTGCTGTATCGGTTGGAACTGTGACAAGTGTGGCGGCTACGGCTGGCACAGGCATCAGCATTACAGGTAGCCCAATCACATCAAGTGGCACTCTGACTATTACAAACTCTGCTCCTGATCAGACTGTTTCGCTTACTGCAAGCACAGGTATATCAACGAGTGGCACATACCCAAACTTCACGATTACCAATAGCGCACCAGATCAGACTGTGAGCCTGACTGCTAGTACGGGTATCAGCACATCAGGAACTTATCCTAACTTCACTATCACTAACTCTGCGCCTGACCAAACAGTTGCGTTGACTGCTGGCACAGGGATTAGCACAAGTGGCACTTATCCTAACTTTACGATCACCAACTCTGCACCAGATCAGACTGTTGCATTAACGGGAGCAGGAACAACTAGCATTACGGGAACATATCCCAACTTTACAGTTACTTCCAATGATGCGTATACGGGAACTGTTACATCTGTAACTGCTGGTACAGGCTTAACTGGTGGAACGATCACAACGAGTGGTACTGTTGCATTGGCAACAAGTGGAGTGACTGCGGGTAGTTACACAGCAACCAACATTACTGTTGATGCCTATGGGCGTGTTACTTCTGCGGCAAATGGTACGGCTGGTGCAAGCATTAGCAACGATACGACTACATCGACTAACTTGTATCCATTGTTTGCGGCGGCTACCTCTGGTACTCCTACAACGATCTACACGGGTAACACCAAGTATTTGTATAAGCCAAGTACAGGTGAGTTAAAGGTAGATGTGCCTGTTGCTGGCAACGGCATCATGGTGAACTCAACAACAGTTGCAACAAGTTACACGATAGCATCTGGCACAAACGGATTCTCTGTTGGGGCAATCACAATTGCAAGCGGTCAAGCAGTAACTGTTGCCGCAGGCCAGCGTTGGCTAATACTTTAAGGAACAAGAATGGCTTATGGCTCGGTAAATGCTGACTTAATGACCACATCGGATGGTGTGAGTTCGTCTGGTCTTTATGGCTTTAAGAACCGCATCATCAATGGTGCGATGGTGATTGACCAGCGTAATGCGGGGGCTAGTGTTACGACTAGTGGGGCGGGGTATACATTAGATAGATGGTCTTTTTATGTGGCGCAAGCATCTAAATTAACAATACAACAATCATCAACAGCACCTACTGGGTTTGTAAACTCTTCATTAGTTACGTCATCTTCTGCTTATTCTGTTGTAGCGTCAGACCAATTTGAGTTCCGTCAGTTTATTGAAGGCTACAACACAGCAGATTTAATGTGGGGTACAGCAAACGCCCAAACAGTAACTTTGTCATTTTGGGTTCGTTCAAGCCTTACAGGAACTTTTGGTGGGGCAATAAGAAACTCTGCAAGCGACAGGTCTTATGTTTTTTCATACTCTATTTCTTCTGCAAACACCTATGAATACAAAACAGTAACGATTGCTGGAGATACAAGCGGAACATGGCTTACTACTAACGGCAGAGGAATTGGTGTCTTTTTTAGTTTAGGCGCTGGTTCAACATTCCTCAAAACTGCTGGTTCATGGGGTGCGGGTGAGTTTTCAGGCGCAACAGGACAAACTAATTTAGTCGGCACAAATGGCGCGACCTTCTACATCACAGGCGTACAACTAGAAAAAGGCTCAACAGCAACGAGTTTTGATTACCGCCCTTATTCTGCGGAACTTGCTATGTGCCAGAGGTATTTTGAATCTACTGCTTTTCCTGACGCTACATTTGGAATCACATCATGTAGAGGTTCAGCAGTTATAGGTGGTGGTGGTGCGGCTTGTGGGTTTAATTTTTTAGTTCCAAAAAGAACAAACGCACCGACAGTTACTTTGTATAGCCGTAATGGTAATGCTGGAAAAGTATCTAATAACGCTACTGGTGGCGATTTGTCTGGTACAAGTTCAGCATCTTCTATTGGTGGAACAGGATTTTTAACAATCAGTATGGGTGCTTCATTAAGTGTTGGGGCTTGTATTGAGGCTGGTTGGCAAGCATCTGCGGAGTTATAAAATGTATAAACTTTTTAAAGATAAAACAACAGGTTGGGAAGCAGTAATTAAAACTGACGATGGGTCATGCATACCAAAATCGCAAGAAAATAGTGACTACCAAGCCTATTTAAAGTGGGTGGCTGAAGGCAATACGCCACAGCCCGCAGACGAAGGAACACAATAATGGCTTCAACTATCAACGGCACAAGCACAGGAAATGGCGGTCTTATCTCTACGGGAGATGACAGCGGCATCCTAAACATACAGACAAACGAGACTACTGCGATTACTGTTGATGCTACTCAGATAGTTTCATACACAAACAACTTAGGAACTGTGGCTGGTTATCCCGCTTATCAATGTCGTGCATGGGTTAACTTTGATGGAACAACATCTTCACCTTGCACTATTCGTGCATCTGCTAATGTAACTTCCGTTACTAAAAACACCACAGGTGTATACACATTAAATTTTACAAACGCAATGCCTGATGCTAATTATTCAGTTGCTGGAATGGTTCAATATGACCAAAGTGGAAACCAAGCAACCCATAATTTGATGGCGGCTGAAATTACAAACTCATCAAATGCTATGCAAACAGGAAGCGTTAGTGTTAGTGGCAAATATGGATTTGTATCAACCACTTATGACATGACAACTTTTTGTGTTGCAATTTTCCGTTAAGGACACACGATGCCACAAGTAATAATCTTTACAAACGACAATGGTGGCGTAAGTGTATGCACACCCACGGGCGAACTTGATATTCAAGCAGTCAAGGCTAAAGATACGCCAAGCACTTCTATCATTGTTCAAGATACAGAACTGCCACAAGCAGATAACGACTTCTTTGACGCATGGGAACTAAGCGGTACAACAGTATCAGTTAACCTAACCAAAGCCAAAGCATTGACTAAAGCAAGATTACGCTTTGAGCGTGAACCATTGTTAGCGGCACAGGATGTATTGTTCCAAAGAGCATTAGAAACAAACGCAGATACAACGGCTATCGTGGCTGAGAAGACTAGATTACGCAATATCACTAATGGCGTTGATACTTGCACAACAACGGCACAACTGAGGGCTTTATCTGTATGACTGTAATCATTGATGGAACGGCTGGTATCACATTCCCAGTAACAGCGGGTAGTGCTTCTGCGGTGCAAGCATCTTCTGGTAGGGTGTTGCAAGTGGTGAGTGCAACTAAAACAGATTCGTTTTCTACTGGTTCATCTTACACATCGGTTACTGGTTTATCGGCATCAATAACGCCATCATCATCAACAAGCAAAATACTTGTTACTGTTTCTTTGGGTGCTTTGAGCGTAACAAATAGCAGTATGAAAATGGGTATGTATAGAGGGGCAACGCCTATTTATATTGGTGATGCGGCTGGCTCTAGAACGCAAGTATCAGCGCAAAGTCAAACCACTAATAATTATCAAGCCATGTTTGGTGCTTGGTCTTATTTAGATAGTCCAGCAACAACTTCTGCAACCACTTATCAGGTTTACATTGGAAGCAATGGAAGTGCTACTCTTTATTTAAATAGAACGGACAGGGACACCAATTCCGCTAGTGAAGATGCAAGGTCTGCATCATCAATAATTTTGATGGAGGTGGCGGCATGAACCACAAAGCAATTCGAGCGTTATATTCAAATGTTGTCACTATTGATGACGGGACTGGTGCTTTTGATGCCCAAGGTAATCAAGTAACTATTGACATGGATGCGGTAAACGCATGGACTGACCCAGAAGCATACAAATCCAAACGCCAAGCGGAATATCCTCCCATGACTGACTAT